AACTCCTCGTCGGCTGGTGTCAGGAAGTCTTTGAATTCACGGCGCACCAGCGTGTCTCGATCGTGAACAATGTCTCCCTGAAGAATTGTCGCGAATCTGCGCATCATCTCATAGGATTCCTCGCTCTGCATAGCTTTGCCATCAGCGTTCACACGGCGTGGTATTTCCGACTTCCCGCTTTTGAGAATATCGGCGACATACTGTTTCTCGACCTTTTTGAGCACATTCGGATCAGTAGCAATAGAAAGCGACTGCTCTGGAATTTCCTGCCCAAGCATACGTACATAGTCATCTGTCGTTATCTTGCTGTTGCGTTCCGCTACAAAGTAGACATTCCCATAGAGGTTGAAGCTAATCCGGCCCACACGACCTATGAGATTGCGGAAATCAATGGTGTTCATTTCGCTGAGGAATATCTTGTTCTCCATGATGAACAGATTGTCCGCAGGAAGATTGACGCCCTCCAGCAGCGTACTGGTGCAGAACATTACCGTGATGTTCCCGGATTTGAAAAGTTCCTCGATCCGTGCTCTTATGGATGCCGGAAGATAGCCGATGTGGTAGGCAATGCCGTAACGCACCATTTCTGCAAGGTAGTACCATTGATGAACTTCTTCCTGTATGTCCTTTGACAGGGCCTCAAGGAGCGGATCATTTCTCGGGCCATTCGGTTTTACCCGCTCATAGAAGGAGTGGGCGGCCCTGATAGCCTTGTCTCGTCCGTTGTAGTAGACGATGCTCTGCTTACGCTTTTCCTTGGGAAGCTTCGTATTCTGTGTTTCGATAGACAGCAGGAAGTCGTTCACTTCAATCGCGCTGCCATGCACATTGGCCAGAAGTATTTTGCACTGATCTTCAGGTGCGTGGTCGTTATAAACCTCGATTCGTCCTTTCTTCAGATCAACAAGAAATTTGATTTGAACAACCGGCGAATACGTAATTGCAAGAGCGTCTTCGTCGCCTTCCTCCGCATTGAGCATCAATCTCAGGTAAACCTGCGGATTCGGAATGTTCGGCGACGCGAAGATGAAGTGCGGTTTCTTCTGGCGATGCACGAGCTTGTCTACCACTTTGTAATAGAACGGTGCTCGGCTGTTCTTGCCTGAAAGCTTGTGGGCCTCGTCGATGAACAGATAATCCAGGTCAAAGCGAGGCTTCGCTATCAGAAGGTAAAGAAGCCGCTCCGGCGTCATGACAAGGATGAAGTTACGGTTCTCGTCCTCAAGGGCTATGTCGCTTGCTGCCGTAACCACGCTGTAGTTGTGGAGCTTCAAGTAGTTGACCTTTTCTGTGTTCTTTTCTCCGCCGAGATCGTCTATCACTTTTGCCCGGACTTCGTTTATCAGCGCCTTCGTAGGGACGATGAGCGCATAGTTCTTCTGAGCGCCGTGCATGATCTCGTCCTTGATGAACATTCTCATAATGAAGGATTTCCCCATCGAAGTGGGCGCAGAGTAGCTAAAGCAGTCGTCCGTCAGGTGGTCATAGGCGTTCTTCTGTTCTCCGAAGAACCGCTGGCTGGGTTCCGCGGGAATAGTGAGGTAATCGCCTCTGAACTGTGCAAAAATCTCCTCCAGTGCATGCGGTTCAGAATAATCCTTGTTTACAAGCTCGAGTCCCTTGTGGTTACCTACGCTTGAGAAAACATCTCCAGCGTAAAGGTTGACGAGCGAATCCTGTGGATACAGCTCGTGCATCAGTATGGCTATTTCCTGAGCCCATATTTTGTGTGCGTCTGCCTTCTCTGGATCATTCGATTTGGAGAGAATGTCGGCAAAACGTAATATGTCGGTTTTCTCTTTGGCGTTGAACAGCTCTGTCGAAATGCGCTGCTTCAAGTTGAAAAGGCTCAAGCCATAGCCTTTCAGAAGCCGAGCATACAGTTTCCCAAGGTACGGATTGCTGTCGATGTCGGTGAAGATGGCCGACCCGAGTGTTCTCTTTTCAGCGGTCATAGGTCGACATCTCCTTCCATAACATGCTGCATGATCACGTCGCTTTCCTCCTTTGCCTGATTAAGCGGCAGCGTGAAGAAATAGAACGAGTGATTCTGCAATTTTGCATCGCGTATCTTTTGAGCTATGTATTCTTCGTGCGCGTTGATGTCGCGAATCATCTTCTTGTGCATACGATCCCGGAACTGGTCATCGTCATAGCCGTCCGGGATCAGGCCAAGGGAATATCCCAGGAACACTCCGAAGGAGGTTCCGTAGGAAGCGTTCTTGTGTTCCTCCGGGATGACGTAGCTGGTCAGGACCTTCAGGTCGTCTTCTTCATAGAATCGATCCAGTGCTGTTTTCTCTACAAGAAGCAGTTCCTCGTCCTCATGATTGGCGATTCGGGAGATCTTCTCGAAAGCCATATCAATGGCGTCCTTGATGTCTCCAGTGACGCTCGAAGCGCCGAATACCATCTGATTGGAGAGGGTCGTTTTGCCGTCTTTGCACAGAAAATGAATGCCGTCAGCTTCGCTTGCATACTGCGCAGCATCTGTACTGAGTTCGATTTTGCTGAGGAGCTTATGAGCATTCAGCTTTTCTTCCATGACTGCGTAGACCATGATTTCGCCGAGTGTTTCGCCCGCATCAATGTCTCGCGCCTTGGCGCTTTTTCTCATTGCTCTCAGGGCCTGCTGTGTCACGAGGTCGAAATTTCCTGCATTCCGGTAGTTCTCCTGTTTTGCGCGAGAGAAAACATATTGCCCGATGTTGAGCATGGTGAATTTCTCAAGATCGGATGATTTGATGTTTCCGTTTCTGACGTTGAGGCAAAAAAGGCGCAGAGAACCAGGGCGGACCATTCCGCTGATTGTCTCGGAATGCTCCACCTCTGTAAAGTAATCATCGAATGTCTTGTCCTTTACAGTTTTGGATAACTCCACGCTTGATGCCTCCCTTCACAATTATTCGTCTTCGTATTTCTTGAAGTTCTCTGCCTGCTCCATGACCTTCTCGAAGACTTCCTCGTCCCATTCAGGAGGATAGCCATTTTTGTACAGAAGAACAGTCAAGTCCATATTGAGCTGGTTCTTGATGTCATCTCGTGTCGACCAGTCGGCAAACTGTGCCTTATCGTCAACAAGCTCCTTGATCTTCTTAGCCAGCACAATGCATTTATCATCCGCGTACGGAAAACCATGGTCATCGCGAACTTTTACGAGGATGTCATAGAACGCCTTCTCTTCAAAAGTAATACCCATCTTCGAAAAGGAGTCCTGATCCTCTTTCAGATCTTTCATAATGTTGATGAGCTGATCGGAGAGGTCATTGACGAAATCAGCAACCACCTCACTCGTGAATACGAGCTTGTCGCGGCTGTTATAGGCATCGACCACCTGTCTCAAGCGCTCGTCAAATTCGATTGCCTTTACCTTGTTTGTCCGGCCATAGGCTGTAATTGCTTTCTTCAAGAGCTTCAGAAGCGCATTGAATTTGGTAATAGGCAGCTTGACCTTCTTCAGCTCATCTATGAATTCATCGCTGAACAGATCGACTGATTTATGCTCGTCAACGATATTTTCGATACCGGTGCAGGTGATGGCGTCGCGTACCATGCCTTCAACGACGCTGTTCATGACTTCTGCATCCGGTGCATCGCCTTTTGTCTGCTTGTAGATGATGGATCGGATTGCAAGGTAGAACTGCGCTGTTGCCGTTTCCTCGTCAGTCAGTTCGCCGGAGGGGAAACAGATCTGGTATGCGCTTTTGAGCCTGCGGGAAAGTCCCATGAAGCGCGTTTGCATATCTTTGCTGGTCTGCACATATTCAGCAGCTGCATTCAGGCAGTTCAACCGCTCAAGCGGCGTCCCGGAATGGAACTTTGTAGCATCAAATCCTGAAAGCAAATCGTTAATCATCGACAGGTGATTGCGGAAAATCGACAGAGAGATATTCAGCTCATCAATTGGACTTTCCTGCGGTCCGCCATACTTCTTTACCGCCGCCATCATGTCGTTCTTGATACCGATATAATCGACGACCAGTCCTTTATCCTTGCCATCGAAAACGCGGTTGACTCGGGAGATCGTCTGAATCAAAGTGTGCTTCTGCAGCGGCTTGTCGATATACATGACAGCAAGAGACGGAACATCGAATCCTGTAATCCACATGTCAACAACGATTGCGATTTTGAAATTCGAGTCGTTGTTCTTGAACTGCTTATCGAGCATCTTCCGGTAATCCTTTGTGCCGCAAAGGTCGAACAGTTCCTTATCGTCGTTCTGGCCCTGCGTAGCTACAAGGTTAATCTTCGGAAGCGCCACGAGCTTATCAAGCTGTTCGCGCGTCAGCTTGGATTCGTCCTCTGCTTTCCGAGGAACATTCCAATCCGTTCTGATTGCCTGTATAGCCTTCAGCACCTTGAAAGCATTCTGCCTGTCTGAGCAAACGATCATGGCTTTTTGCACTACATCGGGCTTTTCGGCGCACAGCGATTCATAGTGCGAGACAATATCCGCAGCGAGCTTTTTAATTCGTTCCGGGTGTCCGAGGATAGCGGACATCTTACTCATGGCCCGCTTGCTTTCCTCAACCTGCTCCGGGTTTGAACCTTCTTCGACGCACTTCTCGTAATACTTCTGGATTTCCTTTGCCTGCTCATCGGACAAGATGACGCGCGCGAGACGAGGCTCATAAGCGATGCGTACAGTGATGCCGTCGTCGCTGGATTCCTTCATCGTATAGCTGTCAACAACATCTCCGAATACTGCAACGGTCTCATCAATCGGTGTTCCTGTGAATCCGCAATAGGTGGCATTCGGGAAGCTGTCGCGCAGATACTTGGCAAATCCGAATGTCGTGTAAACACCGGTTTCTGTTTTCTTGAGCTTCGACCCGATGTTCGTCTGTGTCCGGTGGGCTTCATCCGAAATGCAGATGATGTTGTTGCGGTCGGAAAGCAGTCCTGTCTTTTCACAGAACTTCTGTATGGTCGTAATGTAAACGCCGCCGCTCGGCTTGTCTCCGAGTGTCTGTTCGAGGTCATCACGGCTTTCGATGCTCCGGACATCCTCCTGATGCAGATAACGCTTCGCTGTCACAAACAACTCAGAGGTCTGTGTGTCCAGATCTTCGCGATCCTCCAGAAGGATAATAGTTGGATTTTGGAATGTATCGCTGTCCCGCAGCATGATCAGGCGGGAAAGGAACAGCATCGTATAGGTCTTGCCGCAGCCTGTCGCGCCAAAGTATGTGCCGCCTTTTCCGTCGCCGTCCGGACGCATGTGCAGCTTGATGTTCGCGAGCATCTTCTCCGCAGCGAAGAACTGCGGGTACCGGCAGACAATCACTTCATCTTTTGAGCTGTCATCCGGGTAGAAAATAAAGTCGCGAAGGATTTTCAAAACCCGATCTTTTGCAAAGGCTCCCTCGATCATGGTGAGCAGGGAACTGATACCATTCGAGACCTTATCTTTGTCGTTTGCCTTATTCCACGAGTAGTAGAACTTATAGGGAGTGAAAATACTGCCGAGCTTCGTATTCGCACCATCACTGATGACGGACAGGAAGCTGTACTTCAGCAGATTCGGAATGTCTCGCTTGTAGCGGATTGTGATCTGCTCCCACGCGTCGTGGATTGTCTTGTCCTTTTCGATGGCGGTCTTGAACTCGCAGATGCCGATTGGGATGCCGTTGATGAAGATCAGCAGATCCGGGCGGCGCAGCCGGTCTCCCTGGACCGAATACTGGTTCACCACGCGGAACACGTTATTTTCCGGATGGTCAAAGTCGATGTAGTCGATATGCAGGGCGACGTCATTGATATTGTCCCTGACAAGGTCGAAACCTTCCACGACAAGCCAGAAGGCCTGACGGTTTGAATAATAAAGCGGCGTGGACGGAATCAGCGTCAGCATGGTGATGATCTTCTTCATCTCCACATCGCTGAGGTTCTTATCAGCATACTTTCGGTTCAGAAATGTGCGCAGGTCGTCTTCAAGAAGGATGTCTTCAAAACGGCGGTGAATATCTTCGCCGTATGTATATTCGTATCCCTGCATCTGGAAAAGCTCTATGATGGCATGTTCCAGTTCGTCTTCTGTAAATTTCCCTTTTTCGAAGATATAATCCACGTCGGCACCTCCTTTCTCAGACTCCTGCTTCCTCAAGGGAGCCTTTGATTAATATCGGACACATGTTCTTGATGCGTTCTTTAAGACGATCATCTATGTGTTTACGGTCAACATATACAGCATAAATGTCAGAAATAGCTTTCTGAACCTTGATGTCCGGAATCGGAACCTCAACATCGCACATGTCATCAAAGTTGAAAGTTTCCCGAGCGCTTCCCCAAGAGTTAAAGCGAGCATAACGGTCAAATTCTGGGCGAGTCAAAAACAGCATGAGGTATTCTGGCAAGAGCTTTTCTACATCCGTACCAAAAACTTCTGATATTGAAGAAACAAGCAATGGTTCATCGGTATTGTTAAACCCGAGTGACATTTTGTCACCTCGCCGAGAAGTGTCCGGAACATATGCAATCTGCCTCGGCATTACCATTTTATAGTTTCCAAGGCTGACGCCTTTCATGTCTGCTTTAGTAGGAATCATTTCCTTACTTGTTGCCAATCCGCGCACAGAATCGACTGGCAAATCAAGATCGTTCCTTCTATCGCTTTCGAGTAGAAATTGTCCTATTTTCTGGCTCGGAATATCACGACGCAACTTCTCGATATACGCGTCACAAACCAGCTTCAAGTCCTCCAGCCCGCGTTCATAGCTTTGCTGATTGGCAAGCATAGAATTGTATACATCCACGTACTTCTGCTGGATGGAGATGGGAGGGAGGCTTAGCTCTATTTCGCAGAATCTATCCCAATCGAGATTTGAACGAATACTACTATCGCTGTAAAACCATCCAAGTCTGTCTTTTTCTTTAGACATGAATATCATAAAAAAATACATAGGGAGAATCGCATCTGTTGCTTTCACTTCAAAAGTAGTGTAAGCAGGAGATACAATTATTGGCTTTTCGCCGGTATACATACTTATTCTGATACATTCATCCCTTCCAGTCTGCATTCCACTGAAGACAAATCGTCCATTAGTAACCAGCTTGTATTTTGACTCATCAAGATTATCTGTCCTTGCTGCTGTGGGCATGAATTCCTTGTTGATATTGATACCATAGAAATCTCGAATCCCAAGGTCATTTCTCTCGTCGACGATTTCAACGAGGTCACCAATACGCTTTTTAGTCAATGCCATAGCCGATCCCCCTGAATGCTTCTTCGAGCATGGCCTGCGACTTCTTCTCTGTCTTCAAAACGTCCTTCATTGCACTCTGAATGCGGGACATTTCTTTTTCGTAATCAATGTCCAGATCATGATCGATGAACTCGATGTATTTACTTGGAGCGAGGGAGTAGTCCTTCGCGCGGATCTCGTCCAGCGTCGATGATTGGCAGAATTCCGGTACGTCTTTATACAGGGAAGTGTCGGTTGACTGCCAGTTGTTGTAGACCTGCTTCACCTTGGCGATCTGCTCGTCTGTGAGCACAGTTTTCTTTTTCTTCTTGCCCTTGTCAATGACAATCTCTTCAATGTTCTGATTCCAGGTGCGCAGATCCATGAAAAGCACCTGATTGGTCCGGTCGCGCAGCTGCCTTCCGTTCACGGTTCCGGCGTGCTTATTCATGTTGACGATCCAAAGCGTCACGGAAATGTCCGTCGTGTAGAACATATCCCGAGGCAGCACAATGATTGCCTCCACACGGTCTTTCTCAAGAATCTGGCTGCGGATGGTTTTCTCATCGCCGTCTGCATTCAGTGCGCCGTTGGCGAGAAGGAATCCAGCGATGCCATGCGTGACGTCAAGTTTTGATATAATATGCTCCACCCACGCATAGTTGGCGTTTGCTACCGGCGGCATAACTCCACCATAGCCCTTGAATCGCGGATCGTCTGTCAGCTGATCCTCTGTGCGCCAGCCTTTAAGGTTGAACGGCGGATTGGCCATGACGTAGTCGACCTTCTTATCTTTATGAAGATCATCCGTAAATGTGGAGGCGTTCTTTTCTCCGAGGTTATGTGCAATGCCGCGAATGGCGAGATTCATTTTGCACAGCCGCCAGGTATCCGGATTGCTTTCCTGTCCGATAATGGAGATCTTCTGCCTGTTTCCTTTGTGGCGGTCGACAAATTTCATGGACTGTACAAACATTCCGCCACTTCCACAGCAGGGATCGTAAACTGTCCCGGAATACGGCTCGATCATCTCGGCAATGAGTTTTACGACGCATGCAGGCGTGTAGAATTCACCGTCCTCCTTTGTACCGGAAGCAGCGTAGACCTGCAGGAAGTATTCGTAAACGCGTCCGATCAGGTCTTCTTCCTGAAACCGCTTCTCATCAATCTTATTGACATTGTCGATCAGATCCTTCAGCTTTGCTGTCGTCGCACCGAGCGTGGCGAAGAAGGTATAGACCGGATTGCCGTCCTTGTCCCTTGAGGACAAAGCTCCCTTCAGGGACGGGTTTGTCCTCTCAATATCAGCCATTGCGGTATCAAGAATAACCGCGATATCGTTGTCGCCCGCATGGGCCACGATGTAGGACCAGCGGGAAGTTTCATTCAGGTAGAACACGTTCACAGAGTTATAGGACGAAACCTTGTCCTTCATAATGTTGAACAGGCCTTCATCTGCTCCGTACTGTTCTTTAAGTTCCTGATACCGCTTCTCGAATTTGTCTCCCGCAAATTTCAGGAAAACAAGCGAGATCACCGCATCTCTGTTTTTTTCTGTACTTCCTATTCCACGAAGTGCAACGCGGCAGTTCCATAGAACTGTTTCCAGCGACACTTCCTTATCTTTTTTAGCTGCTCTTGCCATACCTTTAATTCTCCTTGTTTTCCTTCTCATTGCTTTCTTCGGCAGCGCCGCCGGAGCGAATCCAGTCATCGACTTCGCTCAGTTTGAATTTCCAGAGTCGTCCGACTTTGTATGCAGGCATGTTGCGCTTGTTGATCCATTGCATGATGCTTTCGCGGCCTACCCCGAGGTATTCCTGCACTTCCTTCATCGTCGACCATTTCTCTATGTTCTTATCCACGTTTTTCTCCTCCTGCCGTTGCATTGAACGCCACTCGAATACTTATGTTGAATTCCCATTTTTTGTTAGGAAAGCAGTTCTCACCATCGGCGTCCTGCATCTCCCATTTGCACTCGAAGTCTCCTTCGAAGCCACGGGCATCTATGTCCGTGGCTATTTTTGTAAACTCGCCCGGCCCAGTATCCGGTACCGGGATAACGGTCTGGACGGGCCGAGGATGTATTTCTGCCTGATTCACCAAAACCAGCTTCCGGCCATGCCATTCACGTGTTCCACGGTTCTGCAGTTTCCATTCGTGGTGAATGATCTCGTAGCAGTCTGCTTCATGGCGTCTGCCGCCGAATTCAACCAGAACGTCATCGCCCGCATATCGAGGGCCGCTGATGTCATCTGCAGATATCGGCTGCCCTGCAAGAAGCGTCTGATACATCTCCCAGACTGCGTCGTCAACGTCGTCACCAGGAGTTGTCACGAACAGGCTGAACTGCGCGGCGAGAGCATGAGCGAACTTGGCTTTGTCCTGTTCCGCTACAGAAGGAATTCCGAACTCCGCCATGCAGGCTGTGAGCTTGTTGGCGGGCAGGTTCTTGTCAATGAATGCAGCAAGGCCATCCAGGTTAATCGGATTTGGGAATGACTCCTTTATTTCCAGTATGAGCGGTCTGTCCTTGGCATAATGCCTCTCGCCTTCAAGAGCTTCATTTGTTCTGTCCTTATACGCAAGCGGCATCACAAAATAATGGCTTCCAGCAGCATTGAAGAACTCGATGATATAGGTTCCTTGATTCCGCTGATTATCTAAAAAGCCATACAGCTTATTGAGAAATTCGTTGCTCTTAATACTGCTCACCTCCCCAGGACCTGATTCAGGACCTGCAAGACCTGATTTGCTGCGTGTCTCCCGTTTTTCAGGACCTAACTGTCATTCGACAATAAGGTCAGTTGATCGGAAGGGCCCTGAAGACAACAAAAGACAGACTTCTGGAATTAATTATACGAGTTCTTTATGAACAAATCAACAGTATCAGATTTCAGAAGTGTTAAACAGGCAAAAATCGACAAAGACAGGCAATGAAATTGGAGGTGAGATTATAACTCACAGCGATAGAGAAATGTGGCGCATCAATATCGAGAACGACGCAGACGAGGTTTGCTCCATCTACGGAGCGGCAGCTGTCGATGGCGTGTTCCAGCGCTACGACGCGACCTGCTTCGACGATCTCAGCCCTTCCTACTACGAGGAAGTGTTCGGGGATCTGGAGCTGATGATTAACGACAACTGAGAATCTCCTATGAAACATATCGGAGAAGGGCTCCAAAACAGCCCGCAAAGCTCCATATGTTGAGAGGTTCGGATTTGCCCTGAGCAAGGCGTTAAAAGGCTCACTGCTATAGCTTTTCACCCCGGTGCACAGAGGTGGCTCGAGCGGCTGTAGCGGTCACAAGTGAATAAGAAAAACCAGTCTACGAGCGTGGCTGGCCGAACGAAACGAGTTGATTCCCGTTCCGTCTGGCCTGTCACGCTCCTTTTTTGTGCGGCCTCCGGTTCGGGAGAAGCGAACGGAGGTATCGCACATGAAAACCAATGACAATCAGAGTAAACGCATCTACGACAAGACCACCAAGCAGTGGTACGAGATCCCGGAGGACCAGTACCGGGAGTATGACCGCTGGCGCACGGCGCTGAGAAAGCGCATGCAGTATCGCAGCGAGTGCTTCTGCCCGCGCAGCAAATGGTGGCTGTGCGACGGCAACTGCCTTGACTGCGAATTCCACAACAGCACGACCGTCTCTCTTGACGATCCGCTTCCGGACGGCGAAGGAACTCTCGCCGACTACGTTCCGGACGACGCTCCTCTTATTGAAGAGGTGCTTTCCGAGAAAGCGGAGCTGGATCAGCTGTTCGCGCGTCTGCAGGAGCTCATGCCGGAGGCAAAGCGCATCGGCGAACTCAGGGAGGAAGGCCTCTCTGACGAGGCCATCGCCGACATCATCGGCATCAAGCGCACAACATTCCTGTCCCGCCTGAAGAAGGCCAAGGAGAAGCTGGCTCGGGAATTCCCGGACTGGTTCTAATCGTCTGCTCCGGCTGCCCATCGTGGTGGCCGGAGCTTTTTTCTGAAATTCTTCTTTTCCCTTCGTCAAAACGGTCTGCCCGCCTCCAGTGGGAAGTGTAAGGAGCACGAAAACAGGATGCTCCGGATTGGAGGCAAGCGATGAACAAGACACGCAACAGAAGTCCCGCGGACACGGAGGCTATCGCCGTTCTTATTGCGATAAGCCATGTATCCGCAAGGCTGGCAAGGAACCTCTCGATCCTTGCAGCAAATCAACCATTGGAAGGAGGTAAAGAGAATGTCAAAAATGGCAGAGATGGATCAGACCATCAAGGAACTGCGCGATGCCGCCGCTGCTATTAACAGCGCAGCCGACTGGCTCTTCCAGCAGTTCTCCGGCACCGACGAGGAGCCCGCTCCGCAGCCTGAAACTGCGCAGGCCGAGCCTGAGCCGAAGAAGAAGCTGGAGCTGGAGGATGTACGGAAGGTTCTCGCCGAACGTTCCCGCGCAGGCTACACGGCGCAGATCCGCGAGCTTCTCCATAAGTACGGTGCGAGCAAGCTGTCGGCTGTCGATCCGAAGGACTACGAGGCCCTGCTCTTTGATGTGGAGGGACTCAATGAATTCTGAAAGACAGCATGCGGTCCT